CCATGCCCACATATTGCTGCATGATGTACCCCATTTATCCCACCTTTCATCTGCTTTCCACTGATCCATGTGAGAGGACTCGTGTACTAATATTTCGGACCACATAGCAAATGGCTTACCGCAAGCAACAACCAAAACTTTATCATCTCCGTCAAAGTAACCACCACACTCCGTTTCAAAGTCACCAGTTACCACAACTTTTTTGCTTGGCGATAGCATTAGCTCTATCTTATACTCCCTACATTGCCTCTTTACAGAATTGATAAACGGCTTAAACTTATCATCTATAGGGAATTTCATTTACTTGGATTGTTGATTATTCTTTCTATGTACCAGATTGCTTTTTTTAGATCCTCCTTCCCTCCTTTACGCTTCCACCTCCACAAATACTTTATGGCATTGCCAGTGGCAAATGCTTCATCTCCGTCCAACCCTTTTATTGCTTCTTCAATCGCGTCTATACACTCTATCTTACCAGCGTTATAATGTGCTGGGTGGTCTACTTTAGATAATCCTTCCTTCATGAATAGCTATATTGTTAACTTTAAAGTTACCATTCTTTTCTACTAAAATATGGGCAAAGCCTAAATTGTGCTTTGTGCCATGTGGATCATAATCAGGAGCCAGTGTACAAAGACAACCTACCGACCATGTACCAATTGTTTCACCCTTCAATGTCTTTTCAACGTGATGGCTGGTAGTATGCACATGACCTATAATTGCATTTGATTTAACGCGTAAAAACAATCCTCTTGCTGCGTTTACTGGGGCAAATACCCCACGAATCATTGTATGGCCATGGTGCATCTGTAACTTACCAGCCATTAAAACTACATGCTCCGCAAAGAACTTCACACCTAACTCATCAAGCTTCATTCTTTGTGGCAAGTGATAATACTCATCACTAAATAAGATTGGCGCTTTCTTGATTAAGTATCGCTTAATCCACGCGTCATGATTACCTTCAATCCAATAGAATTTAGCTTTTGGGAATTGATATTTTAGATATTCTATAAATTGTTTTGCATACTGAAACCACGTTCTAACATCATCAAGTCCCGGTGGTGGCGCATCATGGCTTGTAAATGGAGTATTATCCAATATATCACCTCCCAGAACAATGCAGTTTACATCATTTTTTTTACCATACTCAACGGCTAATTCAATAGCTTCATTGTCTTGGTTAGGTATGTGAACATCAGAAAGCCAAAGAATGTTATTACACTCTTTAGGCAGAACCTGAAACTCTCTTTCCTTGCAATTTGAAGGAGGTAGCTGCGGATTGTGTTCCATTATGTTTCTTGTTATTTTTTTATTTCTTATCCCAGCAGCTCCAGTTATCTGCCTAATCATCATTCTAGCAGATTCTGGATTATCAAACAAATGAGGATGCCTTTCAAAAGCTATCTTCCCTAAATTAGATTTAGAACTATTAGGGAACTCTAATAAAAGCTCTCTAATTGCTTTATTCTTTACTGTTGGACCTGTGTGTTGATTTGGCATTATGCTAGTGTACTATGAAATACATTAAATTTATCCTTTCTATCATCAAGACCATGAGTCCCTCCGTTCACACGCTTTGTTACTGCCACTACTACATCATGGCTATGTCCTTTATCGCACACGTCCCATAGATTATTCTTATGGAAGAAGAAGGCTGCTGAAGTAAGTGGATATTTGGTAGCCACTAAATCAGGATTAGCCATAATATCATCATCTACGAATTTATCAAACGCTGCGTAATTATCCTTACCAGTAAGCTGGATATAACCACGACCTCTGAATTTAAAACCATCTCCACTAGCTTCATCACCATTACCCATGCGGCTACCATAAACTTTGTTGGCAATTTTTTCAGGTTGTCTTGCATATTTTTCTGCTATTTCTGTAGTTGGAAAATATTTAGGAAATATCTTACGAAGGCCATCCGCAGAATAGTTTAAGTTTTCTTTTACAAACTTAAAGTTACCGCTTTCATGAGCGCATTGAGAAAGAAAATGAGATAGCCTTAAAGGACCATCTATGTTAAATTTTTCAATGATTAAAGGTATTTCTTCCATTACGCTTGCTGGAAGTTTTTTAGATAACGCTTCTAGTTTCATTTTATTTCATTTGAGAGTAAAGAAAATATATTACAAGACCAAAGAAAAACCCGTCTAATATGTGCATCTTAAGGTCATATTTTATGTCTTTTTTGTACTGGTTATACAAATCTACACTCTTATAGTATTTTGATTTGTAATCATTTAGCGTATCTAAATTAATCCTATTTTGATTATTTAGCACATTTTTTGCTCTAAATAAACTAGAAATTTCCAGCTTCAAACTATCTTTTACTGATTGCTGTAGCTTTAATAAACTATCTATTTTATTATTCTGAGAAAGGACTAAAGTATTTAAACTATCAAAAGTAAAATTTATTTTTTCACCTTCTGATTTGCTTATGATTATTTTTTCTTCTCCCCCAATCTTCTTAACGTATTGGGCGGAGCTGGAATTTCTTGCTGCTAGTGTCAACAGTATTAGCAGAGTCAAGCATGCTTTTAACTTCATTTAGTTCAGATTTTAATTGGTTTACTTCTGATTTTAAACTTACTATAGTTTTTACAGCCTTCCCCACTATCTGAACTTCTTTTTCTGCTGCTTTTTGTTGTGTTAATGTACTTAATTCATTGGTCTTTTTAACCCCTTCCATAAGTTTTTGGAACTCTAATTCCTTCATATTTTCATTACTTACCGCTTGAGTGCTTGCAGATTGACACCCATATACAACGAATAAAATGAATAAATATTTCATTACTTTATGTTTTGTATCTTACCTAATTGACTTAAAGTACTTAACTTAGTAGTAGCTGATGATAAAGAGCTATCGCATCTGCGAACTGCATCTTGTAATACGTCTACCTTAACTTCTAACTTTTCAATCTTAGTTCCCTGACCATCAATCTGCTTATTAAATGTACTTCTAATGTCTACATATAACGCTGAAATACCTATAATAACTAGGAACATAGTGCCTACTACTGGGTTCTTTGAGAATTGAGCAAAGCTGATAGGTAGCGGATTAGCACCTATCTTTAAGCCTTCTGATTCTTCTTTTTTTCTTACTGCCTTTGCCATTATTTACGATCTGCTTTATTTTGTAATAAAATCAATATCTGCTCATTGGTCTTTTTAATGTCTTTAATATCATCTCTCATTTCTTTCTTGTCGGCTTCTAATTGACCAATACGAACTTCATGGTTCTCATATTTTTTACCATCATCTTCAAACTTACCCGTAAGACCATAGTAACCACCTAAAATTGTTAAAAGTAGAATAACTAATGATGCCTTTGAGTGCCATGATTGTTCAACTTGTTTTTCAATTGTCGCTTCCATTTCTATTCAGATGTTTTATTACCTTTAAAGTTACCAATCAAATCTCCTATCTCCTTTACAGAAGCTAATCCTAAAGAAGTACATACTAAAACAACAGTACCCCACACCAATGATTCGGCTGGAACTACATGACTTTCGCTATGTGAATTTGAATAAAGTGTCCAGTATAAGAAACCGGCACCTACAATACCTACAAGTCTTTTGCTTGAATTTGGGCTATCTGCTGAGAAAAACCCTGCTACCCAATTGAATAATTTTTTCATATAAATAATGATATTAAGAGTACAATGATAACGTAAACAATAGCGAATACATACCCTTTGATATTATGATTTATACGTTTCATTTTTTGATCTTTGTATAAATGTAAATAACAATTAGGGCAACAAGAATGAATAACAAGAACTTATAAAAGTTGTTTGCCATCTTTTTCTTATCTTTTTCAACTATAGTTTTCGTGATTGTTTCTGCCTTTGAAATGTTTGCAGAATCTTTTTTGGTTAGCTTGGATTCAGATTGCTTCTCGCGGCTGCCAGAAGTCCAAGTTTCTGTATACTTTGGAATGGTTATCATACTATCTTTGGTTACCCATAGAGTATCGTAGTATGTAATGGTTTTTGTAAAGTATTGTTCTTTTTCTATTACCTTTGTAACGCTGTCATAGAACGTAACTCTCACACTATCAATGGATCTGGTTACTGTACTGTCCATTCTCCTCTCGGTTTTCTTAACCGAAGCACAGCTACAGAAAAAAATCATTATGATAGCGAGTCTATTCATCTATCAAAAATAACTTTTTTCTGTCAAATTATGCTTCTTTTTTATAAATTAATAATTGCAATTTTGCCATTTATTTAATTAAATTAACTACTTTTGTTTAATTAAATTAATTATATGAAACACAACAAAGCCTATTTATTATATGCAGATGAATCTTATGCCGACTTGGTTCAAATATGTGCTGAATCAATCCGTAAGTTTAGTAATATACCAGTTCTAGTATATATGCTTAATTCTGATACTAAAATTAGTACTGATAATACCGAAACAATAAGGTGGGACTGTGATGTAACTAATCATATTAAAAGAAAAGATTATATAGATAGAAAGGATAAGAACATATACAAGCTATTAATTGAGCGACCTAAGATTACAAAAGACGCACTAACCAAATACGCAGATACTATTGCTTACATGGATACAGATTCAGTAGCTAGTAAGTATGTAGATAGGATTTTTGACTATTACGATAATGATTCTACCTACCCATACTTTGTTGAAGGGGTGTATGATTATTTGCACATAGATGGTAGGGGTGGAGCTGATAGCAGAGAAGATTTAAGCACCACACTAGAACATCCAGCGTGTGAGCTATTTGGCATAAACCAATATGTAAGAGAAAGATACAGACAAACCGGCTATTATGTTGCAGGTCAAAATACAATAGACTTTTTAGATGAATGGTATTGGATGTGCAATCACCCATTGATATTGAATAACCACACTTGGTACGCTCCATATCATGAAGAAACAATTGCAAACGTACTTTTGTATAAGCACCTTGCTTTTAAAGGTCTGCCATGCATCTATGTAAATGGATTACATTCTAACTTAGAATTTACAAATGAAGCTAGAATAGTTGGTAATTGGCTTAGAGTTCCGGCTAAAGAAGAAGATTTGTTATTTTATCATGGAGAAAAGGATATAGACAAGATAAAATCATTTATGAATCAAGAAAAGAAAATGAATATACTATACTTAGCACCTCATTTAAGTACAGGTGGTATGCCTCAATTTCTACTTAAAAGGATAGAATCACTTAAAGATTATACTAATTGTAGTATATATGTTGTAGAATATCAGTGTTATAGCTTGGATTATGTGGTTCAACGTAATGCCATAAAGGATTTAGTTGGTAGTAATTTTACTACCCTTTATGAGAATAAGATGGAGTTGTTTGATGTAATAGAACGCTTCCAACCTGACATAATCCATATAGATGAAATGTCTGAAAGATTGGATAAAGAGATGGTAAAAAAGCTATACAGTCCAGACAGAAAATATAGGATTGTAGAAACTTGTCATGATATAGGTTTTGATCCTGATAAAGAAAAGATATTACAACCAGATTTATACATATTCTGTACCCCATATCACGAAGAAACTTTTGCTAATATGGATTCTAAGTTTGTTACAATAGAATATCCTATAGACAAACAAGAAATCAATACAGAAAAGAGTGGTAAAAATGTTCTTAATGTTGGACTGTGGACTAAAGGCAAAAATCAAGGGGAAGGTATTGAGATTGCTCGCAAATACCCAGACCTTACATTCCATTTTGTAGGCAATCAAGCAGGTAACTTTAAGGATTACTGGGAACCATTGATGCAAGATTTACCATCTAATGTAATTGTACATGGTGAGAGAAGTGATGTAAATGAGTTTATGAAGATGGCTGATGTGTTCATGTTCAACTCTACATGGGAATGTAATCCATTAGTACTTCGTGAAGCAATTAGCTATGGCTTACCTATTATAGCTAGAAACCTACCTCAATATGGAGATATGTTTACCGAATATCTACAGCCAATAGATACCGACTTAAATAATATAGAAGCTAACTATGATATACCTACAGATAATACCAGTCCAATATTTGCATTTAGACAAGAAGCTGCATATAATAAGATAATTGAACTTCCTATTCAAAAACAAAAAGCATCTGTTAATCAGCACTTTGTTGATAATCCATTTTTAGAAGTAAAAAGTAGTGTAGACAGTAAATTTAAAGTTCAATTTTTAGATGGTAATGGTAGTATTACTTACGAAAACATAATTAATTCAAACAATTGGGTAAAGCTCAATAGAACTTATTTCACTAAATGGACAGCTAAGGTGTGGCAGGATGACGAACTAATATATTCAAACACATTAAACTTACATAATCAAAGAGTATTTATTGTAATAGAAAGCAAATCATTGGGAGATACATTGGCTTGGGTTCCTTATGCTTTAGAGTTCCAAAAGAAGCATCAATGTAAGGTTATATTGTCCACTTTTTGGAATAAAATACTGGACTACCCTGAATTAGAATTAGTAGAACCGGGTAATGTTGTAAACAATGTTTATGCCTTATATAGAATTGGATGGTTTTATAATAAAGATAAGGAACCTGAAATACCGCACACAATACCAATGCAAAAATCTGCTACCGACATACTAGGTTTGGATTACAAAGAAATAAGAGCCAAATTAAAGGTAAAAAAAGTAGACAAAGTGAAGCAAGTAGTAATAGCTATTCATTCAACTGCTCAAGCAAAGTATTGGAATAACCCTACGGGATGGCAAGAAGTAGTTGATTATTTATTAGGTAAAGGATATGTTGTTAAACTATTATCTAAAGAAGGAGTTGACTATATGGGCAATATAGCCCCAAATGGAGTTCTTATACATCCAAATGGCACTATTGAGTCAGTTATTGAAGAAATGCTTAAATCTGAGCTATTTATAGGCATAGGGAGTGGTTTGTCTTGGCTATCTTGGTCATTAGGCATACCTACTGCTATTATAAGTGGATTTTCAGAACCTTTTGCTGAAATGGAGGATTGTATTAGAATATCTGCTCCTGAAGGAAAATGTAGTGGGTGCTTTAATAGACACCGATTAAACCCTGCTGATTGGAATTGGTGTCCTGATTATAAAGATACTGATAGAAAATTTGAATGTACTAAATCAATAACAGCGGAAATGGTAATTAATAAAATTAGTTTAACATGATGATATACTAATAATATTACCACTATTATCCACTTGATAACTATCTGCGCCCGGTCCTTGAGAATACCATAAGTTTCCACCTACTACTGGTGTTGTTCCGCAACCACCTGATACATAAAGTATTGTAGGCGATAAAGCATTATCAGTATCAAATTGAGTAAAGCTACCGAAATGGTCACATGGATTAGTATTTGCAGGATATAAGAATATTGTTTGACATGTAAGACAACTACCTAAATCGGTTATTGTGTACGCGCAAGTATCTGTTGTTGGATCATAATAATCATCAATAAATGTTACCCAATAAGCTGTTCCTGAATAATATATTATATAATATGGTAGAGATGATAGGTCAAGTGTACAATCTGGAATAAAAACAGCTGTCCCAATCCCAAGAGTTCCATTCCAATTTACTGTTGCAGAAAGACCAGTAGAGTAATTATTACAAGCATTTGAATTGGTACTCCACCCAGCCCAAAATGGAGTGTCAACACTATAATATAAAGATCCGCTATATTGAAAGATAGGTTTTAGATTAGACTTAACAACTAATTGATCACTTGATTTAGAAGCATAAGGGGAATAAGATGTATCAATACTAACGTAGGTATTAGCATCAGATTTAGTTATTTGCTCAAGACTTGGCACTGGAATAGTAGTCAAAGCATAGAAATACCCTATGTCAACTGCATCTTGTAAGTTGTCAAATGATATCGTTTGATTGCTTGCTAATCCTAACCAACTCATTATTTACTCTTTAAGTTTTCAATCTCTTTTTCTAAATCTCTTACCTTTTGAACAAGAACTTCAATGTAGTTTACACTTAACATTCCGCTTTCATCTTCTTTAACTTGGTCTGGATTATTTTTCTGAACCTCTTGTGCTATGTAGCCAATGTGAAGTTTATCATCTGAATCATCTTTCCAATTAAAATATGCTACATCTCCATCAAGCTTTATTACATTCTTTAAACGTAAGTCAGAGCTTTCAAAAAATGATGTTGCTGTTACACTTCCTGAAACAGATATACCGCTTCCATTATCTGTAACAATACTATCTCCAATAGTAGTAGAAGAAGTAAATTTAACTACTTTATTTGTGGTTCCTGAAACGCTTACAGATGTACCTGAAGTACCGCTTACCCCACTAGTACCGTTAGCACCGTTAACTCCTGATGTTCCGCTAACTCCAGATGTCCCACTTACTCCACTAGTTCCTGAAACACCGCTTGTTCCATTGACACCACTTGTTCCATTTACACCGCTAGTACCTGATGTTCCGTTAACTCCACTCGTTCCGCTAGTACCATTACCTCCATTTAATCCTGATGTCCCAGAAGTGCCTGATGAACCTGATGTCCCAGAAATACCTGATGTACCATTTACTCCCGATGTACCTGACACACCTGATGTTCCACTTACCCCTGATGTTCCACTTACTCCCGATGTACCATTGACACCTGATGTTCCATTTACTCCGCTTGTTCCGGAGGTTCCAGAGGCTCCACTTGTTCCAGAGGTTCCATTATTACCTGAAGTACCACTTGTCCCATTAATTCCACTTGTTCCATTAGCACCATTAACTCCAGAAGTACCACTTGTACCATTAACCCCACTTGTACCATTAACTCCCGAAGTACCACTTGTACCATTGACTCCCGAAGTCCCACTTGTCCCATTAATTCCACTTGTACCATTAGCACCATTAACTCCAGAAGTACCATTAATACCACTTGTTCCATTAGCACCATTTATACCTGAAGTACCATTAGCTCCATTAACTCCTGATGTTCCTGATGTCCCATTAGCTCCATTTACCCCACTTGTGCCATTAGCACCATTAACACCTGAAGTCCCACTAATTCCACTTGTTCCGCTAACTCCACTTGTCCCACTAATTCCACTTGTTCCATTAATTCCACTTGTTCCTGAATTTCCATTTACCCCACTTGTTCCCGAAGTGCCTGACGTACCGCTTGTTCCGTTACCACCACTAGCTCCTGCAAGGTTTACAGTCCAGCTAGTATAGGTTCCAGAACCAACAGTTGTTGATGGCGCTCCAAATACTAAAGCACCTGTTCCTGAATTATAAGATGTAACTACTGATTGCTGATAGTTTGATATATCAAATACAATAAGAATTGATTGAGCTGCTGTATAAGATAATCCTGTGTCCACAGTTATAGTTCCGCTATTACCTAGAGTAAAAGATGTTGCTGATGTTGTTACATATCTATTACCATTAATACCACTTGTGCCTGATGTTCCACTTGTACCAGTGGTTCCGCTCGTACCTGTAGTTCCTGAAGTTCCAGATGTGCCATTAATACCACTAGATCCTGATGTCCCAGAAGTTCCTGATGTACCATCGTCACCACTAGCCCCAGCTAAGTTTACAATCCATGAAGAATAAGTTCCCGAACCAACCGTTATTGATGGAGATCCGAATACTAATGTTCCAAATTCCGAGTCGTATGAAGTAACTATTGATTGTTGGTAATTAGATAAGTCATAAGATATAATAATAGATTGAGCAGGAGTATATGATAAACCTACCTCAACTGTTATAGTTCCAGAATTGCCTAATGTAAATGATGTAGGAGATGTTGTTTTATATTGGCTACCGTCAATACCCGAAGAACCAGATGTACCAGAAGAACCAGAGCTTCCTGATGTTCCTGTTGTACCAGAAGTCCCTGTTGTACCTGATGAGCCTGATGTGCCACTTACACCTGAAGAACCTGAAGAACCTGAAGAACCGCTTGTACCTGATGTGCCTGTGGTTCCACTTGTGCCTGTGGTTCCTGAAGAACCTGAAGTACCTGAAGTTCCTGAAGTTCCATTTGTACCTGATGAGCCTGAAGTACCTGAATAGTTAGGTATGTTTAAGATATTATCTATTAATGATGCCTCTCCTGTTGTACCTGCTGTAGTTAAAGTTATAGCCTCTTGATAGTCAACATTAGGTACAGCAGTTTCAAAATTGCTACCTAATAATCTTTTTACAATACCTGTTACATTAGGTATCTCACTTAATATTGTATTCTTGCTCATTTGAGTATAAAGTTAATATTTTTTCTTCTTATTAATATGAAATTATCACTGCAAATCCATCTCCTCCTTTACCACCAGCACCGCCTGTTGTTCCTGCTCCTCCACCTCCACCACCGCAACCCGGTCCACCTTTACCTCCATTACCAGCTACTCCTGTATTATTTGCGCCTCCTCCTGCTCCACCATAAGAAGCAAATCTTTTTGGTATAAAAAACCCATCTCCTCCATTATTTTGTCCTACTGCTCCACCTTGAACTACCGCTACTGCTGATGTTTGACCGTAAGCAGATGCTACGTTTCTACCCGGTGTACTTCCTGTAAAAGCTGTACCTCCACCCGAACCTCCTGATAAATAAAAATTAAAAGATTGTTCACCATTTGGGCCACTTCCTGCAATACTTCCTAAACCTTGCCATTTGCCTATTGTTCCTAAAGTATTACTTGTAATTGAAGGAGTGGTTGACGTTCCGGCTATTGTACCAGATGCTGCATTTCCACCATTTGCAAATAAGATATACTCGGTTACAGATGATATTCTATATGCAGAAATAATAGTAGGTCCACCTGAAGCACTTACTGCACCAATGCCAACTTTTATAAATAATGTATCAGGTATTAAAAAAGCAGGAACTAATAATGTAGTCAAAACACCTGAAGCACCAGCTGCCCCACCGTTTCTTGCAGTACCAGATGCACCTGAAGTGCCTGTTCCTCCTGACCCTCCTGCACCTACAGCAATAATATAAACAAAGTTACACCCAACAGGTTTAGTCCAAGTATGTACTTCGTTTCCTGCTGTTGGTTGCATAAACCAATCAATCTTTGCGTTATCTGGTAAATTTTGATAATCAATCATTGTTTAATAGCTTATAATCATTACTAATCCGTTTCCTCCATTCCCTCCGTTTCCACCTGTTATACCACCTCCTCCTCCACCACCTCCAGAACCAATATTACCATTTGCTCCATTACCACCATTAAAAGTTACAGCTGAACCACCGCCTGTTCCACCACAAAATAAAAATGGCTTTAAATATGAATATCCAGCATTACCATTACCAGCATTTGCACTCCCTGTACCAGCAATTCCTCCTTGTTGTGTTTTTATAAATGATGTAAGTGTATCTGATGAAGTTAATTGTCCTCCTAATTGATTTGCTACAGTAGTAGCTGCTCCCCCACCTGTTCCGGCTGTAATAATAGATGTATTAAATAAAGTAATTGCTGCACCATTTGTATTTGCTCCTCCCGCACTCCCTGCACTTCCTGCATAAGATATCCAATTACATAAACTTAAATATCTTGGGTTATTTGTAGCAGATGTATTTAATACTGCTCCCGCTGCTCCTCCTACTCCTCCAGCATTTGTTCCACCTCCTCCTCCACCTCCTGCTCCTAACAAAGAATTTACAACTAAACAATTAAACATATCAGTGGTTGGATAGCAAGAAACGTAACTCCTTCCACCGCTACCACCTGCGCCAAGTGTACCGCCTGCACCACCTAATCCAACTTGTATATAAAGCGTATCTGGTATTGAATAAAATGGCACTTGTGCTATTGTTATAGCAGAACTACCTCCACCACCTCCTCCTCCTCTTATAACTGCTGATGAACCTGAGAACCCACCACCACCTGCTCCACCACCACCTATACATACTATATAAGCCATACTTCTACCTTCTGGTTTAGACCAAGTTTGCCAAGGAGTTGGAGGCATAACAGGAACACTAAAACTTCTTATTGCACGAACTCGGGCTGAACTAGATTTGCCAGCACCGCCCTGAGCACCATTGGTAAAATTT